CGTGTTCAAGATCCGCCGAGGACAAGCGTTCTGCATCCTCAAGCGAGCGACGGATAGCGGCGGTCAGGTGCTTTTCGATTTGCCAGGGATCGGTCATGACGGCCAGTTCCGGTGCCAGTTGCGGGGGCATGCCCAGCAGCTGGTCCCGCAACAGGCGGCCTGCGTTGAAGGCGCCGGTTTCCACCGCGATACGCTCGACCAAGGTGCCCTGCTGTTTGTGGAAGTTGGCTTGCTCTTGCAGGGCCAGGTAATGCTCGCGCAGAGCCCGAGACTTTTGGAAGTCCACCGCCTGCCCGGATTGCGGCACCGCAGGTTCTTCGGCGGCGATTTCAGCCTCCTTTTGAAGGCGAAGCCGTTCGTGTCGGGTGGCGACGGCGGCTTTGCTTGGGTCGGCGGACTCGACCAGCAGGGCTTCGGTGGCTTCCAGCTCCACCTTGCCATCGTCGGTCAGTACCAATCGATCCTGATTGGCCAACTTGGACACATACGATTTGGCCCAGCCACGCCGTGCCGCAAACTCCGTTTTGCTGATTACAGTCATGATGGAATGTCCTGTTCACCTAATGAATACGGGGGGTTCACCTGTTCACCCCAGTTCACTAAGCAGGTGAACTGTCCGCTAACACTTTCCCGCGGGTTTCCGACCCCGTACCCCCGGAATGCCCCCAGGGTCCCCGGCAGTTTTCGGCGCCCCGAAACGGTGCGTCACCCCTGCTCGCCACCTGCGGGTGGCACTTCGCAGACGCCCAGTCGCTTGGCAGCCCAGCGCTCGTACAACCCGATGGCAACATCGGCCCCCGCCATCGCGGTCAGGCAGCCCATCGCTGATGCGGTCCAGATCGAAACCCCAGCGGCGTGCAACAACATCATGGTGGACAGCCCGCAACCAACGCAGGCACCGGACCGCAACGCCAAGCGCCGCAACAATGCCCAGCCCCGCGCCCCGTCCTTATCGGCTCGCCACATTTCACCAGAAACACCGCCAACCAGAGCCAGGGCGATCACTAACCAAATCGGCATGTCTGCCAGCGCTTGCTGCTCGTTCGTCATCGCCCTACTCCATATACGCAAAAACCCGGCGCAATGGCCGGGTTTGGTGTGTGGTGCCTGCCGCTCTCTGCGGTCGCACCTATCGAAGATGGGTACTTTTTACAGGTGGATTTTACTGGCAGCAAGCTAGTTTTAATGCCATGGAGCAATACGGGTGCAACGTGGGTGTGACACAGGTACAACAGGGGTACAACGCACTCAATCGGCTATCGCTTCTGGTGCCCTGTCCTACCTGTCCCACTATGCAGAGTCGAAGTAGGACAGCTACAGGCGCCTAAATTCGGGGCTCTGCCCTACTGTCCTACTTTATTTACTCTTTTCTTGTGTATAGAGAGAAAACTAAAAGCACGCGTGCGCGCCATGGGCGCGACTACGTGTCCGCTATGCCTACGTGTGCATGGGGCGGGCAGAGGTTGGACAGTAGGACAGCCCAGCAACGACGCGGCCTGCACCTGTCCGACTGCACTAAATGGCAGTCGGACAAGGCCGGACAGTAGGACAGCGGTACGCGGAGTGATGCCAGGGTTCATGCAGCCTTACCCATCAGCATGCCCTGAATGAACTCATGGGCTTCGTGCAACCGCATGTAGTAGGTTCGAGAGCTGCATGCACAGTGCAGTAGCTTCTGTGAAAGGAAGCTTTCCTGGTTGCAATAGTGCTCCAACACAACCAAGGCTAGCCGGGGCGGCAAGTGCTTGTGAACAATCAGCTCGATATCCGCCGACTCATCCAGCAGCACCCGACTGCCGCGAGTTCCGCGTATCAGCTCTCCCTTGCACTCCATCAACATCGCAATCATGTTGCCGCCACCAGATCCGGCGAAGTCGGGGTTCATCGGCGAATGCAGATCCTGCGCCCAGAGCTTCAGCATCTCATCAATTCGCTTAATCAAAGCAAGGCTCCTCTACCAGGGGCGCCTGCAACGCAGACACACGCCCCCAGGTCTCTGGCTTCTGATAGGCCCATTGCCGGACGCCGCTCTTTGCCAACGCCGGCATGCGCTTCTTCCGCCACCCCAGGCGATGCATGATCGCACCGACCCGCATCTGCTCCGGCTTGCCCCAATGGCCATAGTCCAACTTGAGGGCTTGAGTCAGGATCTCGTTGCCGGTGGCGGTTTCGCCTATCTGGGATTCCTCTAGCCAGCTCAGGATCGGCCCTTCCCACTCGTCGACAACAAAGCGCTCGTCTTGGGCTTCAGCGAACATCCAAGACTCGTCCTTCGTCACCCACCAGATATCACCAGCCTCGAAGCAGAACACCGCTTCAGCCCACAACTGGTCGCGGATCTCACGTAGCGTTTCCAGATCGACCTTGTTGCAGAACACCGGCCAGTAACGTCGGTTGCCGGTGGCGTCCTTGAGGTATTCCTCTTGATTGGTAGTACCCACGAACACACACTGGCGTGGCACATCGTTCGTTCTGCGGCCGTAGCTTTCGCGGTAGGTATCAGTAGATGCAGAGAAGAACTGCTTGGCCTTGGTGCTTTCAGCCTTGTTGAAGCTGTCCAGCTCCCCCAGTTCGACGATCCACTTGCCGCGAATCGCCTGGAAGCTGTCCTTGTCGCCGAGTGCAAAAGGGGTATCCATGAACCACTCGCCACCTAGAATGCCCATGGCTGTGGACTTACCTTCACCCTGCCCGCCTTCAAGGATCATCACCGAGTCGGCCTTACAGCCAGGGCGCATCACCCGAGCCACCGCCGAGATCGGCCAGCGCTTACCGACTTTGGCTGAGTATTCGTTGGCATGGACCCCAAGCACGTTCGTCAGCCAGGTTTCCAGCCGAGGGACGCGGTCCCACTCAAGCTTCTCCAGATACTCACGTACCGGGTGAAAAGAATGGTCGTGGGCAACCACACTGACTGCCTCGATCACATGGGACGCTTTGACCCGTAGGTTGTATTGCTGCGCGAGCCACTTCATCACCCGCATGTCATCGATATCGGCCCAATCACCGGCACCGCCGCCAAAGGGCGCCGACCGGAGCTTGACGATCTTGGAGCTGAACACGCTGTAACCAATGACACCTGTCCAGCGTTCGTCATTGCCCAAGATCAGCTCGACGTTTTGCATGTGCGCAATCAGAGAGCCGTTTTCGGTACGAGCCAGTTGATCCTTCCAACCACCAGCTGCAGGAGGCTTCACCACCGCCAACACCTGGCGGCGTACAGCCTCCAATCCTTCCGCAATATGCAGGTCGTTGAAGTCAGTCCACTTGATTTCGCGCTCACCAGAGAAGACTGGCGCGACCACTTGGCCGCCGACGATCAACGCGGCGTTGTTGGCCTTTTCCTCACCAGGGTTCCATGGCTCGCCATTCGGACGCTTCGTCTTCCAGTCATCATCCCGGCAGAGGATCAGCGGGCAACCGGGAAAACGCTCCCGCATGGCCTTGGAGACAGGTAGCAAGTTGCCCGCATCGAAAGCAATGGCGACCGTCAGCGAGGTCGCCATGTGCAGACTGGCGCCTGTGGCGTACCCCTCACACACGAGTACTGGCTCCCCCGGTTCAGGGTGCGGACCGATCAAATGGAAAGCGCCCTCTTTCGACATGCCATAGGGCCAGTAGGCTTTGTCGCGACCGGTGTCTTCTTGTTTTGCCGGGAAGACCACCTGCAGGCCGACGATCTGATCCCGCACGTTGCACATAGGCACCAAAAATGCGCCGGTACGTGGCGCATAACGAACCCTGAACCCAACGATCTGCTTTCGATCCAGGTAGGCGCTCTTGCCCTTTTCCGGCATGCGCTTGAACAAGCCGGCTGCACGGTTGGCTGCTCGCCGTGCCGCGTTGGCAGATACCTCTGCGGCCTTACGTTTGGCGTCTTCCTGCCGAGCACGCATGACTTCGCGCTCTTCCGGACTCATGCGCCCGGCCTTCACCTTGATCTTTTGCGACTCGCCCGAGCGCCAGTCACCGAAGCTACCGAAGATCAGCGTTTCGTTCTTCTCAGTGTGATGCTCGTGGACGACGTACCAGCCGTTTTTCTCCTTGCCCTTGTCCTGGGCGGTCTTGCACCTGGTGAGCTTGCCATAGATCAGCGGCTGTTCAGGCTCAAGGCCGTAGTCTGCGAATTGATTCAATACCTCATCGAGCATGCCGGGCCTCCCGAGCTTCGTCGATGGACTGGCAGATGACGCACTGGGTGCAACCTGGCAGAGCCAACCGACGCGGCTCTGGAATAGGTCCGTCGCAGCCTTCACAGAACAAAAATGAATGCGCCGCCAAGGCAGGCTTGGCGGCGTTCCGTGCAGCCAGCGCCTGATCTAGACGCTCCTGCACCAGGTCATTAGCAAAATCAGCAATGTCAGCCACGATCAATACCCCGCGTCGTCTGATTGACGTAGGTAGCGCGGTTGAACATTCCCAGCAGCCCTTGAATACCGCGAAACACTTGAAAGCGGATCTCGGCCAGTTCGCCGTCATCGACCTTGCCATCGCCAATGCTCTTGGCCCAGGTATCAGCCAGGTCCGCGACTTGCCGGAAATAGGCGGCAATGCCGGTTGTCAAAGTCTCGGGCATATCGTTGGTGTATGCCTCAGCCAGCTCCTGCCAGGTGGTGTCTCCTACCATGGCGTGTACCGCATCCAAAATGCGGCGGTCCTTGGTCAGCTCCAGGATCTCGCCGAACTCCTGAATGTTCACCGTGTGGCTCGGATGGGTGGGAGACAACTTATGCTGCAGCGTGGTGGCGTTTCTGCCGGTGGTGGCGGCAATTGCAGCGGCGCCGCCGGGATAGTCCCGAGCAGCATGGTAAAGCGCTAGATCGAGCGGCAGGATTTCCCGCTGCGCCCGTTCTACACAACTCAGAGCGATTCGGCTCATGGCATTAATCCTTGAAAGTTGCCAGTGCCTCACGACATGTAGTGGTGATACATTTGTCGTGTGGCTTGAAGAGGCCCAAACGCCGGCGAGATCTCAGGATCGACACCGGCACCGTGCCGAGGCGAACGATCCGTCGTTCACCTCCGGCGCAACAGCTGCCCAATCTGTGGTGGAAAAGGCAGCAACACCAAGGCATCCGTGCCTTGGAAAGCGCGCTAAAGATCGACGGTTTGCATGTGGTGTGCCCGCCTTTCTTTATCGCGACCCGACAGCACTGTGGTGGTGTGTATCGGGAGGAACTGGGCGGCCCTTGGGTCGCCTTTTTTCTATCTAAGCTGCAGCTTTTTGTGGGGTCGACGCATGAAGCAACCAAGCCGCATCAAAAGCATTGCCCTTTTGCTCCGCCGCAATTGCCAAAAGCGTGGCGTACTGAGTTTCACCGGTGTAATCGGTTCGCGGCAGGCTGGCTGCCAGACGCCATTTATTCAGTGCCTGATAGCTCCGGTTGCATACCTTGGCGGCAGCACCGATGCCCCCTACGGCTTCAAAAGCAAACGCGATGGCATTTGGAAAGTCTGA